GGCGAGGGTCCACCCAGTAGTCCCGCAGGTTGCCGCTGTACCGGGAATACTTTTTCCAATTGAACTTCCCACGGTGCTTACCGTTCACTGTCAAAATTGGGCACAACCCTTTCACCTATAATCCTTGTTGCTGGTGGCTCTTTCAGGTAGTCGATGGCCCGCTCAAACGCTTGTACTTCGTCACGCAGGTGCCCAAGTACCCTGGAGTTGCATGTACTGCACAGCAACCCCCGCACAATTCCTGTGGCATGGCAGTGATCGACGCTGAGTCTTTTCCTTGCGCCTGTTGCACGTTCACAGATGAAGCACCGTCCAAGCTGGTACCTGTAGATAGCCCAGTATTCGTCCCCGGTGATTCCATAAACCTGCATCCACCTTTGCTCTTGTGTGCTGGACCGCCGGACGGCCCGTTTCGCCCGGTGGTGTGTCGCGCACCGTGGGCCGGGGTGCGGGGCTTTCCTGATCGTGGTGATGCCTTCGTCCGCGCAGTCGATGCAGGACCGACGTTTGTGCTGCCGGTCCTGCGAACGGTAGGAAGGTGTTCGCTTTGTCACCGGGTAGCCCAGGCAATCAGACACACATTCGCGATCCAGATGAATAGAGCCAACGTCAACAGCACATCAAGATTCATTTCGATGACCCCCAAAAGTCCTTATGGCACTGATGGCAAGACACTTTCCCGAACTTCGTCAGCTTCGCTTCAAGCAACCTCAAGCTGGTGTCGCAGTAGAAGCAGTGGGCAGGTCGAACAGGCTGTCCTGTTTGAAGTCGCAAGACGTGCAAAGCATCCCTACTCTCTTTGTTGGTTCACCACCGGAGCGGTGACCCCACCGGCAGAACGGTTCTTGGTGTCCGGCAGCCTGAACTTCGCGCTCTAACTCGCGAATCTCCGCAGCAACTTCCGGGAACCACATTTCAAGTCAAGAATCACTTCTTGGTAAAGATTCATTCGTGATCCTTTATCTGCATCGTTTCCCCGGTGAAATCCAAGTTGATGTAATCCATCCCAGACGGGTCGGCCTTACCAGCCCGGTTCTTCACCGTCGAAACGCACATGATGTCCGGCCCGAAATCAGTGCTCTGTTTATGCAACGTCAGCACCAGTTCCGGGACACGTGCGATCTGACCCTTCACACCGGATAACGGGATCGGTTTATCCGCATCGTTGAACGGCCCGGTGACGTGATGCAGCCCAACCACACACGCACCCGTGGACCGGGCCATGTCGTGCAGGTAATCCATCAGGGACTCAAGGCCGCTGAACGGGTCGTCATCGTTCACACCTCCGGTGCGGACGTTCGTGACGTTGTCGACAACCACCAGAGCGGGGTAATCCCCGTACACCTCTTCGTAAGCACGCATGGACTGTTCGATCTGATCCAAAGACGGTGACGCGGTGTAGTTGAAACGGATAGGTATGTCCGCGACTTCCGTTGTCGCCTCACCCAGATCGCCTGCCCGAACCATCTCACTGGAACGGTCCATGTTCATGCCGGTCAGGATGGACACCGAACGTGAAACCTGTGTGAAAGCGTCGCTGTCCGCACTGAAGTACAACGTCGGCACGTTAGCCCGCAGAGCGTAGGTGAGGATCATGGCTGACTTACCGACACCCGGCCCGGCGCACACTAGGCACAGTTGCCCTCGCAGGAACTTCGTACCTTTCTGGCTCAGCGTTTTCCACACTTCCGGCAGAGGGTCACCTGCGGTGCCTTTGATGTGCAGCGATTGCAGGGGTGAGTACACTCACACACCCCCGTACCGGTCTGTCATCTGCTGGTGCAGTTGCCACTGCGCAGCACCGAGCATGCCCATAGCTTCGATAAATGAGAACTGGTGGGGCATGGTCACCCGGAACCCGTAGTTACCGTCAGAGTCAATCGTCCTGCGGATCACCATCTCGAACACAGTCAAATTGTCATCGTCATCCACAGCCAAGTTTCCTTCCTAAACGATCAACATCTGATTTCGAATACAGCGGTATTGCACGTGACCGGGGTGGTGTGTACGAACCGGCCGGTGACAATTTCTGCTTACGAAACTCGTCCACAGTCAACTTCAAGTGCTGCACGATTTCGTTTTCGGTGTACAACAAAGCCGCTTTCATAGCTATTCTCCTTAAACGTCATCGTCAATTGTTTCTATCTGCCCGTCAGGGAACCTGATCTGCACATCCCGCTGCCCGTAGGACAGCCGTTTGTGGTTCACCGCGAACCGGCGTGCCGCCTGCTCCGTGGGGAACGGGTACGAGGACGGCCCGTTAAGCCGATCCAGTTGACCCATCTCCACAAACCAGTACTCGCTGTTTGGGTTCAAATCTATTTTCTTGCGGTACTCCATCACCCTCCGTTCATTGTCAACATTCAGACCGCAAAATCGCAGGACCACGAAACGTCACAGAACCTGCACTTGGACGGTTCAGGGTCCGGGTCGAAAATCCCTGCTTCGATGTTGTCTTCGAGTTCACGGAACTTCTGTGAAACCTTGTCGCGGGTCCAGCCGGTCAGGTCATACGGGTACGTCGGTTTCCCGACTTTCCCCATCCAGTAGTCCCCCCGTGTGGGCCGTTCGATGCCGTACATCTCAGCCAACGCCACCGCGTACACCGCTAGCTGAAAATCGTCGCCGGGTGCGTTCCCGGTTTTGTTGTCCCGAACAACGATTTCACCGTCAGGGTTGACGATGATTGCGTCGATGAAACCTCGCACTGGGACACCGTCCAGGTCGATGTCAAACCCCAGTTCGATACCGGGGGTTCCATCTGGTGCGATCCAGATCACCTCTTCAGGGTGGGTCTGGTACCAGTTGATGTACTTTTCGACTTGATCCAAACCTATGTTGTATCGGCGGGTGACATCGGTTTCCCCGTCATACGGGCCGGACTTGAACCAAACCTGGAAGTTGGGTGTGACCTCGCACGCCTCGTTGATGTGCGTGGCATACGAGTCACGGAACACGTCTTGCGCTTGATCGACGGTCAGGGTTCGCCCTGAGCGTTCGTGCGCTTCCCCTGCCTCATGCACGGCTGACCCTTGTGCGAGCCACGCCGCTGGCCGCTGCCAAACCTTGTCGATTCTGGACAGCTTGTAGGCGTGCGGGCACCGTTCATACAGCTTTAGCTGTGACACACTGCGGTGCATCTTCCAAACCTCCAATCACATACACAGACCATTCGGCTTCACCGAACATCATGGTTTCGTCCTCCACTGAACCGCTGATCAGCAGTTCAGATGCGGAGGTGGTCAGGAAGTCTTTGACCGGCTTGAACAGCAGGTCTGACTCCCTGACCGCCACGCTTTTGTACACCCACAGGCATCCACGCTCCCCGTCTTGGAAAGTGTGCGCCTGGAAGTACGGCGTGTTGTCGAACTGGATTTTGGATACTTTGAACTGCACCTTTCGAAGTCCTCTGCTTTTAAAGCACCCGCCCTAGGGATGTTCAGGCGGGAAGCGAACCATAGTTGCACTGTTCTCTGACAGTGCCAGGCCGTGCGGTGGTGAGCGGCGGCTATCTTTACGCCCTCAACCTTCTACGTAGGCGTTAGTTTCACCAACTGTGACGAAGGTCACGGGAAGCGGGGTGGGAACCGCCAGATGATCAAACCTTCAGGAGTCAACCGCGTGTACTTGTTCGCCCGCACCACCAGATCACCGTCTTCCGGCCGACGAGGCTGAAACCTGAAACCGCCCTTGTTAGCGAAACCTTGTACCGGTGGGAAGTTAGGGTTGTACTCAAGGACAAGGTTTTGATCTTTGAGTTTTTTCAGGAAGTTGCGGAGGCGGCGCAGGCTCTCCTCACTCATACCTTTGCCGCCGGTAGCCACGAACTCCCCTAGGTCACGGATGCGGCGGGGCGGACCCTGCTGCGCGATCTCCGAGGGAAGCTTCCACGGGTAATGATCCCCGACTTCCTGCCGGGGAGTACGTGACCCGTTATAGGTCACCGTGTGGTACGACACAGCCTGCCGGGACACATCGAACATGTCCGCGATCTGCGTTTGGTTGAAACCTTTACGCTTCAGTTCCTCAATTAACCCTATGGATATTACGTACTTATTATTACCCACTGTGTTCCCCCCGGTCTGATTGTTTGTGCATGTGTCAAAGCTATCACCTCTCTGTGTGTCGGTACACTGTCTACTTGAAATCCACGAACAGCCCGGTGACTTCACCGTGCTTATCTGTCATCTGATACACAGGGTAAACACCGTCCCCGTGAGCGGTGAAAGAAACCACACCCCTACCAGCGTTGCCCAGGTTTGAGAACCGCCCGAACACACCCCCACCGGCAAAAGAAGCCTCACACGCTGACTGATACGAAAACTCCGTATCGCAAACCACAAGGTTGGGGTTAAAGTCACCGCTCTGGAACTCGTCCAGGTAGCCGGGGTCACCGATCATCACCTGGCCGGAATCCACACCGATATACCCAATCAGTTTCTTCTCCATACTCATACCTCCTGGTTGTTGTTTAACCACACGTAAAACTGCTTCCAATCAACACCCCCGGTACTAGCCCACATATCAGAGATGTACATGGCTTCATCCAACGTCGCCGCACCACAAGCGTCCCCTGTGTACTCGTCATCCTTGTAAAAGTTGACGGTGAACAAGCAGTCTTCGCCGGGGTGGACGGTGATGTGTGTTATGTATTTGGTCATATCTTTTCCAAGCGCACCGAGGATCAGATCAATCACCTGAGTCCTGACCTGTCCAGTTGATCGTTCAACAACTCGACCGCCCAGTCCCGAACCTGGCTGCGAATTTCAGCGGCAGACTCATCCTTGCCGTAGTTCAACTCCCAAGTCTCACGGTCTATCTCCACCGTGAACTCAACCTTCACCTTCATCTCTTATTCCTTTCCACAAATCTTGTTACCGTGAACCCGGCAGTCCCACCGGGGATCGTCCTCAACAATCACCGGCCCTTGCCCGACGTTGTCCGCTGCCGCGCCGACAGCGATACCCGCTGCGACAGCCAACACCACCCAAAACTTCACCATTTGTCTCTCCAATCAGGTTCATACGGATCGAAATCAATCCGCGCCCAAGACTCTTTGATCTGGTCCCACTGGTATTGCTCAAGCCGGTAACCGAACCTGAGCCTGCCGTGCATCACTCCCAAACCTCCGATTCGATTCTGATAAGACGTGCGATACGTGGAACCTCATCAGGGTCTGCGTTCAGCAGCAGCGCCCATTGCTCACGAGTCATAACTAAGCCTTTCTGTTCATAGTCAAAGGGGGAGCACCGGACGGTGCTCCCCCACACCCGCTAGACCGCCAGCAACTCCCGGCCCAGCACCTTATCCAGAGCCGCCATCACCGCCGTGTCAGACTGCGCCATATCTCCACGCAGCACCCGGTCATACACACGCTCCACACGGCTAGCACCACGAACGCTCTGACCGTGGTGCGCGTAAGTGTTGAACGCCTGGATGACACCGAACGCGGTCCCGGTCCAAGGCTCCACCATTGGGGAGTTGTGGTACAGCGCGGTGACCGCGTCCCGGCGGTTACCGGACTTGGTCACCGCAGCCTTCGATGCCTCACCCTTGGGTAGCGGGATGATCTCATCCAAGACTTTGACGAACTGAGACTTGCTGACTGGAACCTCCACCGTGGCGTGCAGGAAGTCAGTCATCGACTGCGTTTCCAGTTCTGTGACCGCCAGCACCGACCGCAGGTCCGACATCCGAGCCTCTGACAGCCCGTACCGGCTGCGCTTGAGCTTCATCTGACGGCCAGCGTTAGCCGACGATGCCTTGATACCGGCGAACATGTTGTCACAGATCGCGATCAGCGAACCGGCAGACCACGAGTTAGCCAGCGACCCGTCAAGGCTCGACTGGAACAGCACGAACGGCAGGAAATCCAAACCTGACTTACCGTCATGCATGGTTTCGTCCAGACCGAACTGTGTGAAGAACCGTGTGCCACCACCGAGCAGGCCGGTGGCGTAGTTCGTCATACCTCCATACAGCGTGTCCTGGGTCCACTGCATCAAGCCTTTGTAGCCGGTCGAATCGTAACCATCCTTGAACACGCCAAGCGAGCGGTGGTTGTCCGAACGGACGATGGCTTTGTGATCGGGGCGCACCGAAACCTTGTACGCCTGACCGCCGACGATGGTGTCGAACGGTTCGTCAAGGCTCACAGGGATCAGGTTCGCATTCGGGACCGCGAGCGGCTCCCAATCCAGCAAACCTTTGTAGATATCACCGACCGGGATGGAACCTTCGTACTCGCGGGTGACCTCACCCTTGCCGATCCACCGACCGCCGTACACGCCACGCTTGGCGGTGCCGCCGATGTAGATTTCGGACTTGCCCTTGTTGTTGGTGGTAAATGCCATGTTCATATCTCCTAAATTTTGTTGTGAGCGACACGCCACACCCGTTTGGGCTGCACCCGCTCATGTCTTGTTTGTTGTTGGGTTGTTTTAGGGGCGTGTTGGGTCACAGCAGAAGGGGTGGTTACCTTCGCGGCACGGAGGCTCGTAGGTCAGATCAGCGATCCGGCCTTCCAAGTCTTCGATATCCCACAGCAACTGCTCATGGATAGTGCGTCCCGCGCTGCGCTTCAGGTGCAGGTCATGCTCCAAGTCTTGAAGCGTTTCCAATGCATCTTCGAGGGTCATGTCAGCGACGTACACAGTCAAACCTCCTTGCTCTCATAACGCTCCAACAGTCGCGTGTAATAAGCAATGTTCTTCTCCGCCTGCAACGCCTGCCGTTGCGCGTGCGCCAACTCACGCCGGATCCGATCCCGAACCACGTAAGACTTGTCCACTGTCAAACCTCCTTCTTCCAGTTGTTCCGATTACCCTTGCCCGGTCTCTTCACAGACCGTGCCTTGTTCTCCGGCTTACGGGCAGCCGCAGCCTGCGCTGCCCGACGCTCCGCATGATCGCGGCCTGGGTTACTCATGTCTTCTACCTCCTCCTCATCACTCACAAAATGTCGTCTAACAGGTACGCCGCACGGCGCAACCCAAAACCGAAATCTGCATCACCGGCCGCGACAGCGGCATCTGCGCGTGCGTGCAGCCGGTCAACCAACTCTTGCGCGGCCGAAACCTTATCCGCATCCGTGCGTTTCATTCCCAAACCTCTTTCTATTTCCCATGCGCCCGGTCAAAAGCCCGGCGCATATCAGCGAGCCGAGCATTCTTAGCTTTCAAAACCGAAAGCTCTTCCTCCGCCGCCACAGCAGCAGCCAGCAGACGCGGCACCCGGTTGGCGAACCGGGTGCCCTCCGCACGCTCTGCCATGCCCATAACGAGCGTGATATGCCGTTGCAACGCATAGCCATAGCCGAAACCTCTTCCTATTTGTCAGTACACAGTCAAAAATCAGTGCTTCACGATAACGATGTCTTGCTTACGCCCATTACCCGTACCACCACAGGACAGGCACGTAGCGCACACCGTTTTGAAACCTGCCTCAGCCGACGCCGGGCAAACCACCTCGCCGGTCAACCGACCCTCAGTCGCCAGACGAACACGGAAAGCGCGGTAACCCTTCAGCCGTGCTTCACGCCGCTCTTCGACCGTGTCAGCCGACGCCATGCACAACTCAGCGAAACGGGGGTCGCACGTCTTCCACTGGTGCGTGTACCCGGTCACGCCTTCAGCGACCTCACGGATACGGTCCCAAACGGCGAACGGTACAGCCGCAGGATCACCGTACGAACCGAACCGAACCTTGCGGCCGGTGAACGCTTCAAGCCGAAACGGTGCCGAACCCTTCGCACGGTGAGACTTCCAGGTCGACGTTTGCGCGAACCCACGCCGCAGATTCTTATGCGTGTAGCAATCGCCGACACCACCCGATGCCTTCGACCGGTGAGTACACCCGCCGCAGATGTTCACGTCTTCGCCAGTCTTGAGTGCATCGGTAGGCGAAACGTCACGGTTCAAGATCGCGATCTGAATCATGTCGCCGGTCTTGACGTTGTTCGATGCCTTCGATGCCTTGCGGGTGCTAGCGGTCGGCACGCCGGTAGCGAGAACCACAATGGGTTCGCCGGTCAACTCTGACGGACCCTCCCAAATGATCATGCGCTCAGTAGCCATTCCTGATTCCTCTCCAATTTGAACGAACGAACAGATGAC